CAGCATAATTATGGCGAAACCGAAAGGAGGTCTTACAAAGTGGTTTAAGGAGAGCTGGGTAGATATTTCTCGGCCAAAGAAAGGCGGAGGCTATATGCCTTGTGGTCGTAAGAAAGCTTCGAGTAAGAAGTACCCAAAGTGTGTTCCCGCCTCAAAAGCGGCTCGTATGACAAAAGCGCAGAAAAGATCTGCGATTCGTCGTAAAAGAGCAGCAGGTAACCCAAGTGGCAAGCCGACTATGGTGAAAACTTTCACCAAGCGGAAAGCAAGAATGAGAAGGGGTAAGAAGCGATGAGCAAAATTTTAGAAGTCTCAGCGGTGCCTAACTCTTATATAAAAGACTATAAATTTCAAGCTGTTGCAAAACTTTCTGACAGCCGTTATAAAGTTACTGATACGATTTATTCAGTTCTTACATATGATAAATATGGTAAATTACATCAGAGTACGAATACTCGTTATTTGGATTATATTATATAATGCCTGTAAGAAAAGTTAAAGGAGGCTATCGCTGGGGTAAATCTGGAAAGATTTATAAAACTCGTAAAGCTGCTTTGAAGCAAGCCAGAGCAATTTATGCTTCTGGGTATGGAAAGAAACGTGGCCGTAAAAAGAAAAGGTAAAAAGCGAGATCCTAGACTGAAGAGAGCAGGAGTATCGGGGTTTAATAAACCAAAGCGTACTCCTAGCCATCCAAAAAAGTCACATATTGTCGTGGCAAAAGTTGGGTCAAAAATTAAAACTATTCGTTTCGGCCAGCAGGGAGCAAAAACTGCAGGAAAGCCGAAGAAAGGAGAGTCTACAGCAATGAAGAAAAAGCGTGCGTCTTTTAAGGCTCGTCATCGCAGAAACATTGCAAAGGGCAAAATGAGTGCAGCTTATTGGGCCGATAAGGTGAAGTGGTAATGAGTGATTTTCATCCAGCAGATGTAAATGGAGACGGTAAGGTAGATGACCAAGAGAAAGCAATGTACATGGAGTTCAAGCGCAAAGAACTCGAGGACGCTGACGCAATGCGAGATGCACAAAGAAATATGGCATGGTACGCTCTTGGTGGTATGCTGCTGTATCCCTTCGCTGTTGTTGGTGCTGATTTTGTTGGGCTAGATAAAGCCTCAAGTATTCTAGGAGACATGGCACCTACCTACTTTGTAGCGGTCGCAGGCTTGGTAGCAGCGTTCTTTGGCGCGCAGGCTTACCAAAAAGGGAAGTAAATGGACTTTTTGTTAGATCTTGCAGTAAACTTCTGGCAGTGGACTATTGTAATCACTCTTATTCTTATTGGCTTTGTAGCAAGTATTTTTGATGGCCAAGGAGAAAGCAGGGTAGGATTCATGTATAAAGAAATGCCTCATATGAAGCCTCTTCCCATTGAGACAAAAAACAAAGGCTTTTGGAAAGCAATTTGGATGTGGCTCCTAGGCGTTCGTCAGTGGGAGATCTGTGATGACTTTCACTTTACATTGGGAGTAGATGAATATGTTATTCCGAAAGGTTTCCAATTTGATGGTGCATCAGTACCTAAGTTTCTTGCAATGTGGCTTTCACCCACTGGCGTCTTGCTTATGGGCGGGCTTGTTCACGATTATGGCTATAAGTACGCTACACTTATGAAAAAAGACGGTACAGATATTGGTAAAAAAGATCAAGCTTGGATGGATAAACTCTTTCGAGATATTTGTATTGAAGTAAATGGATTTAAACTGTTAAACTATTTAGCTTACTGGGCACTACGCCTGGGAGGTTTTGTAGCGTGGAATGGACATAGAAAAAACGATTAAGAAGGTAACATGGCAGTAGAAATAAGTAGAAGAGATTTAATCTCCGAGCACATTGTCGATTTTCAATCTGAGACGAGGTTTCTCAAACTTCCAGTAGATCCCTATCTAGGGCTACTCGGCGTTACACCTCTTCCGTCTCAAATGGCGATCATAAATGCGATCAATAACAATAAATACCGTTTTGTCACAGCAGCAATTTCGCGACGTCAAGGCAAAACTTATATCGCAAATATTATTGGACAGCTAGTTTCGCTAGTCCCTGGTTCACACATTCTAATAATGTCTCCGAACTACGCCTTGTCTCAGATTTCTTTCGACCTTCAGCGACAGCTTATCAAACATTTTGACTTAGAGGTTGCAAAGGATAATGCGAAAGATAAAGTAATTGAGCTAACTAACGGTTCCACCATTCGGATGGGATCCATCAATCAGGTGGATTCTTGTGTAGGCAGAAGTTACGATCTTATTATATTTGACGAAGCAGCGTTGGCAGATGGAAAAGAAGCCTTCAATGTTGCACTGCGTCCTACACTCGACAAAGATAATTCAAAAGCACTTTTTATTTCTACTCCACGAGGAAAAAATAACTGGTTCGCAGAATTTTTTAATAGGGGGTTTACAGATGAATTTCCAGAATGGGCTTCGATACGAGCAACTTATAAGGATAATCCTCGCATGTCTGAAAGCGATATCTCGGAAGCTCGAAAAAGTATGTCCGAAGCCGAATTCAAACAAGAATATGAAGCCGATTTCAATACCTATGAGGGACAGATTTGGAACTTTAACCACGAAGAGTGTATTGAGAACTTGGAAGAATTCGAAATTTCAAACATGGATATATTCGCTGGGCTTGATGTGGGGTATAGAGATCCCACTGCCTTTTGCGTTTTGGCGTACGACTGGGACGAAGAAAAGTACTATTTACTCGACGAATACTTAGATGCTGAAAAAACTACTGAACAACACGCGACAGAGATTCGCAGACTTATGGAAAAGTGGGATATTGATTATATCTTCATTGATTCAGCGGCTCAGCAAACTCGATTTGACTTTGCTCAGAACTTTGATATTACTACCACAAATGCCAAAAAGTCTGTACTTGACGGTATTGCTCATGTGGCTGCTATTGTTGACAATGATAAATTGGTCGTAGATCAGAGGTGTAAAGAAAGTCTTTCTGCACTCGATCAATATCAATGGGATCCGAATCCAAACTTAGCGAGAGAAAAACCGAAACACAATATGGCATCACATATGGCAGATGCTATACGATACGCACTATATTCATTTGAAACTTCCTCTACAGGCTTCTGAAGGGACCACAGAAAAATAGTAGTTGACAATTTAGTTCCCCCACGATATAATTTCGTTATTAAAAGTAATAGATTCAAAGATGACAGAGCTAAAACGAGATCCCGTAAAGTATATAAGGGACAAAGCAAAAGCAAGGTATGAGAAAGGAAGCGAATGCTACATCTGTGGCACTGACGCTCAACTTGACTTTCATCACTATTACAGTTTGAGTCCTCTCCTTCAAAAGTGGGTCAAAGAAAAAGGCTACCACATGGAGGATATAAGGGACTTTCGAGATGAGTTTATTAATGAACATATTGAAGAGTTATACGATGAAACTGTCACAATATGTCATGCGCACCACTTAAAATTGCATTCAATTTATGGGCGTAACCCAACACTACATTCAGCGCCTAAACAAAAACGTTGGGTAGAGATTCAAAGAGGAAAGCATGGCTTGGTATAACTTTTGGCAGAATAAAGATGTGGAGGAAAAGTTAAATCCTGCACAGCCATACTTTACCGAAAAAACTATATCGTCACGAGAGCCTACGTTTAGCTACGAGCGAGCGTATGAAGATTTAGAAATCGTCAATCGTGGCGTAAATATGATTGTGGATGATTGTGCAGAGATTGATGTAAAAGTCGGACTGCAATCTCCTGGAAACAGTGTAGTAAAAGGCATCAAACGTTCAAGAGTAAATCTTCTTTTGAACAAAGAACCAAACCTTTTTCAGGACATTAGTACATTTCGTCGCAATCTAATTACCGATTATATTATAGATGGAAACGTCTTTATCTATTTTGATGGAGTACATCTTTATCACTTGCCTGCAAGTAAGATGACTATTCATGCAAGTGAAACAACTTATATTGATAGGTTTACTTATAATGAAGCTGTGAATTATTCTCCAAGTGAGATTATTCATATTAAAGAAAACTCTTTCTACTCAATTTATAGAGGAGTTTCTCGATTGAAGCCTGCGCTCCGTACAATGGTTCTTATGAAGAATATGCGGGATTTTCAGGACAACTTCTTTAAGAATGGAGCTGTTCCGGGTCTTGTACTTAAGTCTCCTAACACCTTGTCTGAAAAAATTAAAGAGCGCATGATTCAATCTTGGACAGCTCGATACCGTCCTGATGCAGGGGGTCGCAGACCTCTCATACTTGATGGCGGAATCGAAGTAGATTCCATCTCAAATGTAAACTTCAGAGAATTAGATTTTCAAGCGGCAATTTCTGAAAATGAGAAAATTATTCTAAAAGCTCTGGGTATACCCCCGATCATGCTTGACTCAGGTAATAATGCAAACCTTCGCCCAAATATGCGAATGTACTACCTTGAGACAATTCTTCCCATTGTACAAAAAATTAACCTTGCTCTTGAAAGATATTTTGGTTTTGAATTAACCGAAGACGTGACTGAAATTCCAGCACTGCAGCCGGAACTTCGAGATCAAGCACAGTATTACTCAGCTCTTGTTAATACTGGCATTATTAGTCCAAACGAAGCTCGTGAAGCACTTAACTTCGAGCTGATTGAAGGATTTGATGACTTAAGAGTACCTGCAAATATTGCAGGAAGTGCAACAAATCCAGATGAGGGCGGGCGCCCTATTGAAGAAGGAGAAGATTAATGGCAGTTCGACAAAAGCAACTTGTGCTGGATACCGCATATAAGCACTTTAAAGAGTTTGAGCTACCTCTTGATATTGACTACAAATCATATGTGAATATTGTAGGACCGAAAGAAGCTATTCACGCTATTTCGGTAAAAAGAAGTTTTAAGGCATGGAAATATCTTACTCATGCTCTTAAATTGAAGCACCCCGAATTGGGTAAGAAACCGGAGCCAGCACCTGCTCCGAAACCTGCACCAGAGCCGAAAAAAGATCCACTAGAAGCTCTGAGCAAGGCTGCTCCGGCAGAAGAAAAGAGTGAAGACTAATGGAAAAGATTTTTAATCTTACCTCCACTTTCAAAGCTCTCGATGAGGATGATGGAGGAGTTCACATCTGTGGTATGGCGAGTACGAGTGATTTTGATCGTGCTGGTGATACAATCGACGCAGAAGCGTGGACTAAGGGTGGTCTGAACAACTTTGAAAAGAATCCTATTATTCTTTTTAATCATGACTATAACAAGCCGATCGGACGCGCAACAGGACTTAAAGTCACTGAAAACGGTCTTGAATTAAAGGCGAAAATTTCTAAATCCGCGCCAGATCATGTGGCGCAACTTGTAAAAGAAGGCATTCTTGGAGCTTTTTCTGTTGGTTTCCGAGTCAAGGATGCTGATTATCTAACGGAAACTGACGGATTAAAGATTAAGGATGCTGAGTTGTTTGAGGTGTCGGTTGTTTCCGTACCCTGTAATCAAGCAGCAACTTTTTCTCTGGCGAAGTCATTTGACTCTATTGAAGAGTACAATGAATTCAAGAAAACTTTCACCAATCGTGTAGATCTAGCCGGTCAGTCTCTGGCTAAGGAT